TTTGATAACACAGAAAGAGCAGCAAAGGCTTCAAGCATTTCATCAAAAGTCATCTTATCTACTTCTGATTTTTGCAATCGGCCTTCAAATATCAGCTGCCAATATATTTTTTTGTTTCCTTTTATCTTTCTTTTGTATGTTGATAAGTTTATCTCTTTTTTATCTGCATATTCTATTACATGAGTTGGATCAAAGAAACTTCCTAACTTTCTCTTGGAATTCAGTAACTTCGTCTAACCCTCCAAAATCATCAATATCAAAATTTGCTGGTTCAATAACTACATTATCGAGAAAGCCCTGCACAAAATCAGAAGTTTTTATGTTTCCGTTTCTATCTCTGCAAGCATAATCATGATCTAAACACCATTTGATTCCTGGATGTTGAAGTGTAAATTCCTTATCTCCAACTTTTATCTTTTTATTATCATTTTTTTTGCCCATTATTAATTCCTCCTATTAATAAAACTCATCATAATTAGCTATACCAATAGTTATAGTTTTATCTGATACATCATCACCACGATCATAATTGCCCATTGACATAACTTTAGCTTCTGTTCCGCCTGCTCTACTGCCATCCATGATATCGCTAACTGTTACCGGAAACTTTTCTCCAGTATCATATAACCTTTTAAAGTATGGCAAAGAAGCGGAATTATGTTTCAGAGTGATTTCAAAAGTTCCGCTTTTATCTCCGCTTTCAACAAAAGTCACTTCGCCTTTAGAACCTACATTCATTGACTGTTTATCACTGCTTCTGCTTCCGGATATCATTGTACCTTCAGCAAAACCTACAACTCTATGATTTTTTGCAAATACATTAACTTTTTTTGGATCATAACTATCTGCTGGCATTTATAACAACCCCTTTACACTTTAAGTACGCCGGCAACATCTACTGAATGAACAGCTCCGGCTACAGTGGCTTCAAAATCAACATCCGGCAGTATTCTATTAGCTCTGGTATTAGTTGGAATGTCTGTTCTGGAAGGAATATCAAGAGTATATAAAGGAACCCCTTCGCTGTCTACTGCAATAACATCTCTATCAACTGCCAGTCTTAATATTTCTTCTAACCTTGATACAACCTGAGCTATACCATCATCTGTATAAGGCACTTTATCAGTATTAATCATTAGCTGGAATATATTTTCAGTTATTCTTGCTTCCATCCAGTCAATAGCTCTAGTAATATCTAAGAAGCTACCATCACCTGTTTTGCCCTCGGCTGTATAATACACTCCTTTTTCATAAATAACAGGGTTCATAAAAGGCTCGCCTTCATCCGGGCTTAACATAGATGAAATTTCAGTGTTAGTATAACCGGAAGAAGTAACACCGTTGAGTGTTTTCCACTTCCATGTCGCACTACCTGGATCAGTCGCAAACATCCGGGCCATTATAGCAGCGTCAATTGCCTGTTCTTCAATGCTAGGGAATATACCGGTGTTATTATATCCCGCTAAGCTATAAGCGCTCAAAGCTGTCCAGTCGGCTTCTACTGGCTGAGTGATGAACATCTTATTAGCTGGTACCCAACCTGCAGCAGCCTCAATATCCGCCTGGTCTCTGCTTGCCAACAACAAACCATACCAATCATCATGGTCTTCATAAACTTGATTAAGAGCTTCTGCAATATCAACTGCGGTGCCGTCTGGATCATTGACATAAATCCCCTGCATTGTAATAACACCAGCTGTAGGTGATTGACTTAGATAAGCGTTAGCCATATCTTGAGCTAATTGACCTGCATCAGCAGGTATATCATCTACACTTCTTACTTCTGTGTAAGCATATTCATCAGCAGAAGCAGCTACTGGTTCTAACATAAATGCTGTACCAAAACCAGCCTGAGAAACAGGTTTAGTTTGGTCAGTTATATTTACTTCAATAAATCTGCTCATTTATAAATCCTCCTCATAAGGTATTCCGTTGATTGTTCCTGTCACTTTTTCAATCGTGTCTAGTCTATCTTCAACAATGTCTCTAAAATTAAGTATTAAATCAAAACCGTATCTATTCTCAAAATCAGTCTCCAAAAACGCGGTCCTGTTCTGCACTTCAGTAATATCTCTTATAGAACAGTTCCAGTTATCATGCAGCCAGATATCTCCACGATTAGGGATGTTAAACCACTCTCTAATCTGCTGCAGGTTATCAATTGCATCCGGGCCAAATCCATTAAAAGATATTGTTGCATCCGGATATAAAATAGAAGTCCGCATTATATCACTTTCAAAGTTTTCATTTGCGCTCGGAACCACTTCATCAGATTGCTGAATTGACTGCCTGGTATAATTGCCCGGCATTGAAATCATTTTATAAACAACTCTATTTTTTTCTAAATTACCTGGTGGAACTTCCTGATCAGCTAATAAAATCTGTAAGTTGCCGCTGAAAATAGTATCTAATGGTCCCCACAAATCTTCTAAAAATTGTTTAGTATCTATCATTGATTCTCAACTCGCTTCGCAAACCACTTAATAAAATCAGAATGAGTGGTCCTATCATCTGGCCTGTCTAACTCATAAGTTTCACCTTTATATTCAAGAGTATCTTCTTTCTTAAAACCAATATCCTCTGACTCGGGAAGGAATATTTTAATGTCTTTAGTTGTATACCCTAAACCATCATATCTGGCAACATCTTTAGTGCTGAAGGAAAATATAGCGCAATCAACATCAATTTGAACAAGCTCGCCTTCTACCCAGTTAGGGCCATCAAAGTGACCTTCTCCAGTAGTGGTGAAAGTATAAGTGCTGCTATGCTTTTTGATTAACCTTTCAAATCTAGCTTTCATATTAATTACTCCTTATTTTGTAGGTTATTCCTTCATCTCTTAACTTTCCACTGTTGATTAATGGGTTGCTGCTCTTTTTATTTCTTACTGTTGCCGGATGATTGGCTGGTTCTCTAAGCTTGGTCATATAAGATTGTATTTGAGTCACCATGATCTGGCCCAGTGATTCCATTGCCGGTTTAGCTTTAGTTTTCATCATCAAAACATCAGTAATCAGCTTTTCCGCTTGCTTTTGTATTTTTTTCTGCCTATTATCAAAGCCAGCTCTCATGAAAGAACGTTCGGGTATTTTAACCTGCTCGGTGCTGTCGCTTAAATGTATTCCTATATAGTGCAGATATGATCTCATTTTGGGTGTCACATCTATATCAACACCAAACTCATGAACTCTTGCAATCATCAGCAACTCGCTATCATCTTCACCAAATACACCAATCTCGATATGATGATTCATGATATATCTCAATTCTTTCTGAATATCAGGAATATGATTAAACCCTTCATTAACTTTTACCATTTGAATCGCCTAATATTGTGCAAAGGTTTCATTACACTTTCATAAAAATCTTTCTTGTTTCCAAAAGACTGCGATAAATCATCAATACTTTCCGAAAGGATATTATCATCACCAGGACTATGATTTGCTATCAAACTTTCTAAAACAATAGCTGCTTCTCCTGGTGGGCTGGTCCAATCAATTTCATAGCCTACATAACCATCAATAATATCTTGATAAGCATTTTTTATTTCTTCTTCCGTCATAGTCATTATTTATCACTTTCTTTCAGCACAGCTATAGCATCATCTTTTCTTAAATTATTATCAAATCCTGGTATATCATACCAACCGCCACCAATGTGGTAATTCTTTATTTTTTCTTCATAATTTACTTCTTTCTCTTTTTCAGCGGCTAATCTTCTTCTCATCCTATTAAATCCTGTAAGGCTCATAACTTCACCTCCAAAAAGAAAAGCCGGGAAACCCCGGCACAACTTCATTAACCATTAGTAACAATCTTAACCATTCTAATGTTTTTCTGGGGATATACTCTATCCCAGTTAGCAGCATCTTCGCATTCTGCATTAGTTGGAAATGTAGCTGCAACAGAACTTTCTGTCCATTTAACTCCTCTAGGATGCAGAATAAAGTTTCTACGGTTAATTAATACATCTTGATCAGCAAGAGCATCTCTGGCATCTTCTACAGGGTTTTTAACATTTCCTTCCCCATATCCAATGGCTCCACTACCGAACATATATGAGGTATACTTTTTGCCAGAAATACTTGCATCTGCAACAGGCACTCCATCATCAACAATGATTGTCATTCCTAAGAATGTACCAAAACCAATATCAATATCACTTTCTGGGTAGTATTCAACTAACTGCTTTTTCTGCAGGTTAGTGTGAACCTGTGAGTGCATTGTAATAGCAGCTAAATCGCCTTTGGCATCCCCAAGCTTCTGCTTAGAATCTAAGATTACACCACCATCAAGCTCAACAGCTCCATTTGTGTCTACATCTTCATCAGCAACATCATTAACTAAGTCGCTGGAATCATTTGCAGTATTATCAGCAAATACACCTGTAAGAGTCGCGATAAGTAGAACCTGCATTCTTCTTGCCCAATAATCAGCTACACGATCACCGATAGCTTCCATTGGGTTTGCTCCTGATAATTCAGCAGCTAAGTCTTCAACTCCCCAGGCTTGAGCTCTAGCATGCAATCTTGCAATGTCTTTTCCAGTAGTGATGTTGTTTACAGTTAAAGTGCTATCTGTATCCCTAACCTGATCATCACCATCTAAATCATTAAAAAACGGCATGTTAATTAAATCTCCACCACCATTTAATTGTTCATCAATTCTTGGGTCAGTGGAAATAATTCCACTTTGGAATAATGCTGATTTCTCTTTTGTTCTCTCAATAGTATAAGGCACCCATACCTCAGGTATTATAATATCTCCTACCAATGTTGCGGCCATTTATAACATCTCCTTTAAAATTTTATTTATAATCCATATGTTGCGGGATTTTTACCAGCAGCTTTAATTAACTTTTTAGCTGTCTCTGGCTTTTCTTTTACTAATTCGCCCTGCTTTTTCAAGTTAAAAGTATCGCTTGCGAATGGATTATCGACTATTTTACCTTCATCACCATCTTGCGGTTTATTTCCTGTAATCTTTTCTTTGGCAAATGCAGATGGTCTTTTTTCTTTAGCTTTTTCTCTCTGGCTTTCATAATTCATAAGTTTTCCATCTTCGCTAAGTTCTAAATTATCAATGTCAAAATCATTTGCCACAAGATCGACTAAATCTTCTGGCACATTATCTGCAAGAAGATTTTTTTCAAGAGCATTCTTTGTTTTAATATTCTTTATTCTTGCCTCTTCCTGCTCTTTATAGTCGCTATATTCGCTTTGTATCTCATTAAGTTTTTCTTTGAGTTCATCAGCATTCTCAGCTTTAACTTCAAGATTATCTACTTTTTCATTCATTGCATCAAGTTGAGTTTTGGCAGTATCCAATTCAGATTGCAGTTCATCAACTTTCTCTGCTTTTTTGTTATATTGTTCTTTAGGAACTGCATGTTTAGGAAATTCTTGCTTGACTTTTTCCAACTGTTCGTCATCTAATTCCAATAATTTCTTTAACCATTCCATCTATTAACATCTCCTTTTAGTTTTTATAGTGTACTGCACTTTAGGATTAGCTTTTATAGTCTTGTGCTGACTACGATTGAGTTTATAGACTTCCCAGGTCAGTCAACTATTTAGCTTTTTTGATAATTTTAAAATCTATTGTGTCTTCAAATTCTTTTTGGTTACTTACAGCAACTAAGCATTCATAATTAACACTTTTCTCTAGATCATTCAACTTATTCCCTTCGCAATCATACTTATCTCTAATAACTAAACCTAATATAGCAACTTCATCATCGCAACAAACAACTTCTCTTTCGTGTCCATCAAAAATAACTGTGTCACCTTTGCCAAAAATTCTAGACATTTTATCCCCCTTATGTTATCTTTGTGTATCCAGAAATAAATATTGTAGCTTGATTTTGGGTATCATTAATCAAGGTTAAAGTAGTGTCTTCTCCTTCTTTTCCTTTGAGAGCAGTTGAAAATTCTATTTCTAAAGGCTGGCCAGTAATGAATGATTCCATCACAGTAGTTGAATTAGTCAATAGCTCAACCTTTCCCGCCGCATTATCAGCCTCAAAACTGGCTCCAACATGAGTAATGAAATGTGTTTTTCCAGTTTCTCCAGGAACGGTTAATACTGCATTTTCATTTGCTGGATGTGTGTCTGAATAACTCCAATCTGTTTCAGCCGTCTCGAATATACTCTTAATTAATTGCCATATCTTATAAAGCGATGTAATCACCTCTCTTATTCATCATCAGTATTTACTACATAACCAGCTATACATCTGCAGTTAATATCATCAGCTGCTACTCCCAACTGTCCAGGAGTCGGCCCTTTGCCTCCAGTTTGTTCATTAACAAAATCTTGATCAACTGGTATTGGATCATCTTCATTGTATTTACTGTCCATATGGTTATGAGAACTTCTAACTCTTTCGTCTTCTGAAGACATCCAATATTTTTTCATGTCAACCCCCTGGTTAACTGCATGCTCAACACTGTCATATTTTGATTTTTCCATAACTCTATGAGATTCGGTCCTAACTATTCTTTCGGCTTTTTCTACATCTCCTTCAAGGGTTTTTTTGAGCCTTTTAGACATGTTAGAGTATGTTTCTCCTTGATATAGTCCTTGGCCGACAGTTTCGCGTACTCTGCCGATTATATATCTTCTTCTGCGTTCCAACCTGTCATTGAGGGTTAACCCGCTAACAGGCATCTGCAGTGCTTTTTGAACAACCTCATTTTTGACCTGACCTCTTATAACTCTTTCTGCAGCATCCTCAATAAATTTTTGGGTAGTTGTAAAACTGCTCTTGTAAGTTTGTCTTAATACTTCCCTGGTTAACTTTGATGCACTTACATGAGTAGCTTGAACAGCTGCAGCCAATTCAGCATCTAATTTCTTTTTTCTGGTGTACTTAGTCATTTCTTCATAAGTCAATTCACCATCCTCATTTGCATACTTGTCATATCTTTTACGAATAATATTTCTGGTTTCTTCAAGGGCTTCTGCATACTCTCTGGCTATCTTTTTCATAGTTTTATCAGCTATTTTATCTATTTCCCGCTGAAGCTTATTAAACTCATCAAATAAATTATCCTTGGCCATTTTCACCATCGCCTACGTCATCTAGGTTATATCCAGAGCCTTCGTTTTCCATCTTAGCTTTTTCCTCTTCTGAATCATTAACCCATGGGTGATTGCTCAATCTGGTATCTTCTGAAACATTATCTTTTTGACCATTGTTAGCATTAAGCAGTTCGACTTCGTTGATCATCATAGATCTATCAAAGGTAATATCATCAAGTTCTATTTCAGATTTACCCTTTATTTCTCTGTATCTATTTACAAAATACATAAAGCTATTAATAAATCTCTTTATCTCATCTTCAAACTGATCAGCTTTGAGGTCCAGATTAGCAAATCTAGCTTTAATTACTACATTTGTTAAGCTACCACCCTGCAAATTGTTAGGATTAACTCCCTGGCCAAAAGTAAATATATCTTTTTCTAAACCTTCCTTAGCTTCTTTCCTCGCTTCATGAGGTATATCAATAGTTTCTGGCCTTGCATCACCATCTTCAGCAACTTTCAATGATCGATATTTTTTAACCTGGTCTAAGAATGTATTAAGATTTTCGCCATCATATCCTTTGAGAATCCAATAAACATCCTGGAAATCCTCTAAGTTATTAACAAAATCAGAGTTAACTACATCATAAGCATCAATAAATCTTTTTACTGGCTGCAGGTCATAGTCTCCCTCATCATTGTTGTAGAGTGGCACAAACGGGACCTTGCCCCAACTTAATCCTTTAGACTCTTGTATTCTTTCACCTAAAAAGGTGTCTTTTTGAAAATGATATTTTGGATTTGGATAAGCTCTGCCAAATATCATGGCCATTTCAGTTTCATCAAGCAAGTGATATTTGCTATCTTCTGTAGTCTCCTGGTAATAAGTAACTTGTTCATCATCCCATACTTCAACTCTATTCACTTTAACCGCTTTACTTTCATTATTGAGAGTGGTCACTGAATAATATCTTATAATCATCTCTAACTCTTCGCTATTATGAGTTGAATAAACTGGTATAATCTGTTCAGTAGGTATTTTTTTGTAACCAAAATCTCCGTTTTCATCAATATAAACCTGAGCCCAGGCTATTGCTTTCTTGCTTGATTCTTTGCCTAATTTTTTAACATCAGATTGAAAGTCTTTACCCACAATCTCTTGGAATCCGTCATCATCGCTTGTGCTGATTGTCATATCATTACCTAAAAGATAGTTAACTTTCTGGTCGATAAGTATCTTAAGATAACCGGAAGCAAGCTTATTATTTGCTTTATAAGGGTCTTCCATTTCAACTGGATCACCATTATCATCCTGTGCATAAATATAGAACTTCCTGTTCATTATCTCTGTATTTTCTGAGCGATAATAATCAGAACCAAGCTCCATCTTTTCTTTTTTCTCGCTTTGTTCAAAATCACCGATATAAGTATTGATTAGTTCAGTTACAGCTTCAGGCACTTCAAATTGATTAATTCTGTTCACTTTACCACCCCCAACTCTCTTTATCTCCATGCTTAAAGTACATAGCTATGTTATCAATGCAGTCATCATGCTTGTTTTCTTTAGGGTCCTTGTTATAATCCATTACCTCAGTTATAAAATCATTATAATCTTCATCTCCATCGTCACGAACAAAAAAATCAACTCTCATTCTACCGGATTGACTAAGAATTTTTTCATGTTTATTTTCTGTTGATCTAAACTTGCTGACCTTGATTTTCTTTCTGGTTTTTTTCTTAAGCTCACTTTCATAATAAAGCCCTTCGTGATTTTCCTCTACTCTAACATTTTGAGGCTCAAATTTATTAATCATGCTGGCCATAATTGGTATGACAATATTAGCATCACGATCATCTTTATAAGCTGACACTAGGTAATGATGTTCTTCATCATACTTAGCATATATTCCAAGAGTGGCACTATCTTCACCGCTGGAAGCAGTATCGACTATTGCAGTTAATTTTGCTGCTTGACTTAGTTCTAATTTTGATAGACTGAATTTACTTAGCTCTTTAAGCAGCGTCCCTTCAGGCTTAACAAACTTACCCTCAGCAAGCATCTTGTATAAATCTGGGTCACTATGCTTTAATTCTTCGATGGCTGCTATCTGCTGCAGAGTTAGATATCTATTATCTTTGTAAGTGGTAACTATAACCATACAGGTAGTAACTACTTCCTGATCACCAACTTCAACCACTATATCTTTAGTAAATACTTTTGGCCTTCCATCATCAAAGTACTCAAAAACTTGATCGGGTTTCTGCTTAAAAAAATAATTGTTTATAAATCCATCTTGATTGATAGGATTCATTGTAAGGAATAACTTTCTATCTTGAGGGTTACCACCCCGCAGCTGCATCTGTAAAGCTTTAAACTGTTCATAGGTAATATTTTGAGCCTCTTCATACCAGGCTGATGTTATTCCATTTAAAGATTTGACTCTTTTCTGCTGCTTTTTTGAGTGATAGCCTTTAAATAAAACAGAATTACCTGTAGCTTTATGCACTATCCTTGGAGGTTGTTTTGTATCATGAAAGATGCTGCTATAACCAAACTCTTCTATTCTGTCGATTATATTGGTCTTAACACCTTCGTTGATATTTGTTTCAACATCCTCAACCACCAAAAACTTATAATCATCAGCATTATTGAGCATCATTGTTGAATACTGTCCCATAAAGTGAGTTTTACCTGAATTACGACCACCAACTAAAATATAGACTGGATAATCAGTATCTAAAACATAATCATAGTAAATAGGCAGTATCTCAATATTTTTAACTTTTTTATCCGCCATTTTCTTTTCCTCTAACTAGATTGATGGTTGGCAGCTCATTAATTTCTAATTCTTTTTTGTCAACAAATATAGCATATCTTTTACCAAGCAGTTCGGCAGCTTTTGTTCTTTCTCTTATTTTGGGAGGTTGTCTTATCTCTCTTTCTTGGCCACGGTCATCAAAAAAGATATCAACTTCATCTTTTTCTCCCCTCATTACTTCTGTAAGATATTCTAAAACTTCATCCTGAGTTGCTATTCTTGCCGCTTCTTTTTCTTTGAGCCTTTTTTCTATATATTTTTTAATGTGAGGTTTAGTCAAGTTTTCATGACCAATCTCTTTTGCGCTATTTTTACTATAGCCAGCTTTAATTGCTGCATCAGTTGCGTTTAGAGATATAATATACTCATCAGCAAAAGCTTTTTGTTTTTCAGTTAAATCTAAATCATTATTTTTTTCAACTGGATGTTGCCAGCATCTCCACTCTTTTGGAGCTTGTTCATCTTCAAATTCTTTTTCTCTGGTGCATCTACTTCCATCACTTTTTAGACCAATACATCTTAATTTCTTCACTGACAACACCTCCTATTACTTATTAGTTAATATATTAATATAAATATATATAAGCTCTATAGTTATATATAAACATAACTTCAAACTTTCAAAAAAACCCACAAAAAAAGTTTTCTTAAATCACTGTGCCGATTATCTTTTTTTTGCCGTTTACTTTTGTGTAAATGTGATAACATTGTTTGTCAAATTCATTAAAACTGTGAATATCCAACCAACCCTTTCTATAACCTTGAACGTGATCAGTAAAGTTTTTCTGCAAATACTGCTCAATTCTATCTGGATAACGAAACATCTTATCAACTCCAAAATATATTTTAAAGGGCAGCCTTTATACGGAGAGTAATCGCTTTTGCTGCACTCAAACAGCTGTGAGATTATTTCCACTGCCCTTTGTTTAAATAATTAAAGCCCTGGAATCTCAACCAGGGCAATCGAAAGGAGGTGAACATTAATGAAAAAACTGGCTTACCAGTTAATTGCATAATAATAGCCCCAGCTCTGGATAACTGGGGCTTATAATAGGAGTGAATAATTGAAAAAGCTTTTTAGATTTATTTCCACACTATTAGAATATCACATTATAACAATAATTCTACTCGCAGAGTAATCATTTTGTGCTCATTTCCTTCTCAATCTCACAAAATCCAACCTTTTTTAGCTTATTTAGCACTTCAAGCTTCATTCTTTGGATTGTTGGTATCGAATATTCTCTGTAATCTTCCATAACCTTTCCTTTTGAATTTCTAAACATCTTTTTTTCATTTTCTATCATTCTGAAAACTATTTCTTTATCACTAAAATCTTGAAAATATTTTAATTCCACTAACTTATATTGTCTCCAGGTCAAACAATTCAATGCACTTTCTATTTTTTCCTTTTCTAAAATCAATTCATAAACTTCCGGATATTTATCAAGTTTACTCTGGATAAATGTTTCAACTTCAGAGCTTATGTTATTTGTCTTACCTCCGGGAATTTGTGAGTAGTCAACAGCTTTAGCTGCATAATCTTCTTCAGAAGCTATTTGATTTTTTCTAATTTTAATTTTAGACTTAAGCAAAGGATAATTCCTTAATTGGTTTTCTATCCACTCTTTAATTTCTTGATCCATCACCCGCAATCACCTCTGTTAGTGCGCATTTCTATATCTGTCCCCTTATGCTTTTCTACCCAGTCGGCCTGCTCTTCCTCTAGCAGCTCCTCAATATGTTTTTCTTTATTACACCTAATGCATTTAGCTTTTTTAGTAACACTGTCTATAATCATGGTCCTGTTTCTACATTGAGGACATAGTACCGGAACCTGTATGTGCATTTTTATTCCCTGTATGTTACATATCTCTCTAGCTATTTTTAGCAACTTATCCACCTAATTTCTCTATTTTTTCTAGATAATCAATTGCTTCATCAGCTCCAAATGCTACTTTAGTTTCCCACATTCTGTTACTCAAAGCATTTAGCCACTTTTTTTGACTATCCCTCACATCAGAAGGTTTCCCATTTTTTCTTTTAAGCTCTATTGCTATACCACCATTTGAGATGAAAATAAGTACATCAGGCACACCTTTTTTCACGCCTTGCCTTTTTAATTTAGCTCCTGTAATAGCGTTCCTGTTACCGCCGTTCGGTACATGGCACCAAAGATAACCTTTCATGTCTAAGTATTGAGCAAGCTTAACTTGCTCATCATATTCAGTTGGATTCTCTTTTTTGCTATTCCATCTAGTCATATTAGCTCCTTTCTAATCATCTTTTAGGTGTTTTGTGGTCCAATGTCTGCAATTAACTACTCTATTTATTGTGCTTGTTGATAAATTATATTTATTTCCTAATAAATTGTAGTTAGTTTCCAAGTTTTTGTATTCATTATAAATTTTAATGGCTGTTTTTTTATCAAGTTTGCTTTTCGGGTTTTTTAGACCTTTAGCACCACCAACTTTACTAATTGGTTCTAAATTTTTTGTGAATTTATGTTTTGCTCTAGTAATCGTATTTATTACTTGAATTGAAAAATCATACTCTTTAGCTAAATCTTTTAATTTAATATTATTATTTTTATATTTATTATAAATTCCCAACGCTTGTTTTTTAGTGACATTTTTTTCAATAGGTTTTTTGCTTTTAGTAGTCCAGTGTTGTCCTCTTGCAATATTACCTATACTGCTTTCCGAAACATCATATTTTTTAGCTAATTCTTTATATGATATATTATTTTCTTTGTACTCTTTGAAAATTTCAACACCTGTCTTTTTATCAATTTTTGAAGCGGGATTTTTGGAGCCGCGCAGATATTTGTTGGTTTTTATAATTGGTTCCAGGTGTTCAGTGGCAAAATGTTCGCCTCTTGTTATTCTTTGTACAGTGTCATAGCTAATATTGTTTTTTTCTGCCAGCTTAGATTTTGAGATATTTTTATTTCTATATAAATAATATATTTCTATAGCTTTATTTTTGCTAATACTATTCCAATTTTTTTCACCTTCTAATTTGGATTTCATTCTTTTTTTAGCATCTTTTGGCATTTTGTTTCCTTTGTTAGCTTTGCTAATTTTTTCTTTAGTTTTTTTAGTATGTTGTTTTCCATAGAAATGATTTTTTTCTCCTTTATATTTACCCTTTTTGCTTTCGCTCATTCTTTTCCTAACTTCTTTTGACCAATGTTTATTATAATTTGGGTGGTTTTCTCCAGCAAGCCCTAAAACTCCATTTTCTACCATTTCTATAGCATTTTCTTTTAATTGCGAGCGAGTGTTGTTTGTAAAACATTCAGCATTTCCGTTTTTACATGGAGGCCGAGTTTCTATTCCGTATCTTTTCATGTAAGTATATACTGTAGATTTAGCGCATCCGATTTTTTTAGCAATTGTTGGAGCTCCTAATTCAGTGCCCGGCTCACCCCAATACATCTCTTCTAATTCTTCTTTGCTTATCAATGCCATATTATCACTCCTTAAAAAGGCACATCGAAGTCATCTGCATCAAAGTTGTCATCAAACTGCTTCTCAAACTCTTCATCAGCAGCCTGTTTTTGCTCATTCTGAACACTTGTATTGTTTGCTTGAGTATTATTACCTTTAGAACCTTCGTTCGCATAATCAAGAAATCTGACGTTATCTGCATTGACTTCTGGGTTGATATACTTCCTGCCGTCTTTTTCTGACTTCCTTATGTGCAGCTGGCCCTCTACTCCGACTAATCTGCCCTTTCCTAAATGTCTAGCACAGCTTTCAGCAAGTCCTCTCCAGGTTACAATATTGATAAAGTCAACATCACGTTCACCATCGCGATTGCTATAATTGCGTTCGCAAGCTATTCGAAAATTACAAACTGGAGTTCCATTTCCAGTATAGCGAAGTTCAGGGTCCCTAGTTAATCTTCCTATCAATACTATTCTATTAAGAATTATCATCATCTCCTTTGCCGGTTACCCTCTTAATTTCATTAAACATTTCTTTTGGTGTCATATTGGTTATATCTATAGTTTCTTTAACTTTTCTGCCTTTTTCTTGATAACTAACTTCCATAGTTTCTTTATTATTACTCATTATCTTCCCCTTTCAGCTTTTCAAGCAATTCATCAAGCTGTTCTTTTACCTTGACATAAGCATATCTATTGTTCCCTCTAATCTTCATGAATGTCATTCTTCGACTCAAAAACTTTAAATGCTCAATTTCCTGTTCTATATTCATAATTCACTCCCCGTTAAATTTTATATAAATTTCTTTTTTATTTATATCAAATGGAAACTTAATAAATGGTTTTTCCGGCTCAATTAAATTGCTTTTATCTCCATCAATTCTGCCAGTTAAAACACATTTGCCACAATAACCTTGTTCTTCGCAAAGTTGAGTCCACACAGTTTCTTTATACCATGGTCTATAAGGATTAATTTCCCAAAAATCGTGATATTCTGGCGATACTGCCCAACTAACTAAATTTGCTGAACAAATACCTTTAAATCTATTTAAATAATCAAATAACCACCATCTGAATTTTCTTCTTATTTCATTTATATATTTCATCTCGCACCACACACCCCACTCTCACAATCTGGATCAACTTCTCTCGGCATATCATCTGGGTTCAATTTAAGTTTTGACTCCTCAAGGTCCTCGATAATTATCTGATTAATTTTAACTATCGCTTCATCGCTCAACATGTCGTATTTCAGACATTTTTCTACTCTATTCAAAACTTCTTGTTTTTCAGTCATTATTTACCCTCCCTGATTTAAGTTTAGTAACTTCTCAACATTTTCTATGTTTTCTATCGGATCTATCTGCTTCTCGCAATTTTTGCAGTCCAGCTTGTAAATCGGCTTATCAAAAAGGCCGCACCATTCTACTGGCAAACTTAATTTCTTGTGATAGTAATAAGCACAACTCCTGTTAAGTATGCTTCTATGATAATGACAGTATTTATTCTCAAATGTGCCATTTGTGCAGCCTGGTATTTGACAAGTGTGATTAATCTGCTTATACATGATCAACTAACAAAGTGCCATATAACTCCATTACTTCGCTATCCTCAAAGCTTTCTTCTCCTACTATGCTGTAGGTTAATTCATATTTTTCATTTGGCTCGATATGCTGTAACAATTCAGCAAACATCTTATCTTTGACCTTATTCTCATATATTTTGCGAAAATTCATTCTAGAATTAATAGCTTCATTGATATTATAGCTTTCTTTAGCTTTGATTATCTTTAATACCATGATTTAACTCCTCCGCTTTCATAATCTGCACTGCATATTCTTCGCCATTTTTAAATCCCTTCCAATATTCATCCTCTAATTTTCCTGCAAAAAATACTACACACATTAACCAGCCTGCCATAAATCCCGTTCCTGCTGTAACCCAAGCTGCTAGCATTAAAACGGCACCTCCTGCTCAATTAATCCTATCTCATCGCGAACTATCTCCCTGATCAGTTCCTCTAGTGCTTCAGCATCTTCACCTTTGAGACAAAATACAGCTTCAATCTTCTCTCTTATTGTCATAATTCCACTCCTTTAGCTTTTTTAATTGCTTCATCTAAGCCTTCTGAACCAATTCCTTCCCAATCCATTCTGCTCTTAGCTTTTTCAGCCGCTTCCAATAATTCAGGTGCAGCTGCTATTAATTGAGCATTAGCAATTGCTTCTGGCTTTGAAATTGAGTCAATCGGATGTGTAACCTCATAATTAATTATGATTTCTCCATTAGGAGTTAATTTTGCTGTTTTAGCTTCAACTTCCCATTCTTCACTCATTGTTACTCCTCCAATTTAAGTTCTTTTTGAGTTTTTGCTATAACTTTTACAACTCTAACATTATTTTTATCTAAATTTCTAGCAGCCTCAATAGCTTCTTCCTCACTATCAAATTCGCCATTCTCAATACATAACCATCCACCAAACGCGAACCAAAATTCAACTTTATACATTATTCAACATCCTTTCTATTATCGGATCTGTTATCTTATCCATTATTTTCTCAATCCACAAAAGAAACTTTGGTATCCTATACTTTGCCAGTTTCCTGTACTCATCAGGCTGATTAGTCTTGATTATCTGCTCTATCCTCATTTTCAACCTTCCTTTCTGCTTCTTCAATAATCTTTTCAATCTGGCTTGATGAAAGTATACTGTATTCTTTTTTTATTTTTTCCTCAATTTCTTTTTTATAGTCAAATTCTTTCATGATGGCCTCCTAACCTTCTCATTAACTTCCAGCCTGATGAAGTTAATATCTTCTCTTAACTCAATATCTAGATCATCTAAGCAGTAACCTTCACTCTCAAGCGCTTTTTCCACTATCTTTTGTGCCTGGCTAATCCTCTTGCCTGGATTCTCCCTCTTAAAATTAATCAATAAGTAAGCTAGATCATCTTTTGTCTGCATCCCCACATTACCGTTAACAATTAACTTTTCTGCTATGTTCATTTTTCCACTCCTTCCAGTATTGACAATCTTCTAATTTGATTTCGCAACCTTCTTTTTCAAGACATAGATTGCAGAATTCATTTTCCACTTTTTCATCAAATATTTCTCTGTAATCTAGTATATTTTCATCGACATATTTCGCCTTAAATTCTCTCCAACTAATTCTTGCTTTAATAAAATAATAACCTGGCGCTCCTATTTTTTTTGCATATTTTCTATAAGTATTAATTGTTAGATTTTCTTCGCCACTCTCCTTTTTAGCAATTTTAGCAGCTCTTTGAGCATCTGCCATCGTTTTTATTCTATTCTTAAAAGCAAATGCTATAATCTCATTCCATCTATGACCTTTTAAAATTCTGTAAATAGGCGGAATTTCATTATCTTTATAGCTTAATTCTTTATATTTTTTCATAGTTATTTTCCCGTCTATCTTTTTCTCAGCTTTTTGAATTATTTTTATTTTTTCTTCTAGCTGCATTCTTTCTCCTTTCATTGCGAAATCCATACCTTTTCACACACGGGAAAAATGGGCAATATCCTTTTCCCTTATTATCCTTAATACTTGATTTGCTCTGGCCATTATCTCGAAACCATTCACAACCTTCGCAGTGACTATCACTAACCAGCATAATTTCAACTCCTATATTTATTTCTTGTATTTATCAAAGTCAATGAAAAAATCTTTCCACTTATAATCACAGTCTAGATCATCATTGTTTTTTGAAGCTTTTTCTAGATCCTTGACACTTTCTATACCTTTTTCCTGCCAGTCATTTAAAACTGTTCTACAGTATGCCATAGGTTTATTTGCCTTCATAGAAATTTTACAGGCATTTAAAACTACCCCTTTAGACATCTTCTCCAAAAATGGTTCTAGTTGTTTTTGGTTTTCTTCAAAAAAAGATTCAAAGTCAAAATCGTCAATTTTCCTTTCTGACTCTGTATTTGTATTTGTATCTGTATTTGTATTGATACCCTTTCCATACCCTTTCGATACCCCTTCAATAGGGTATATTTCTTCTTCTTTTATTTGGTCATCATAAACATTTAAAATCATTTTATAAAGAGCTTCATTTTCTACCTTATGCTTGGCAACACAGGAAACAAAGGTATTTAATAAATCTTTATCAGGTAGATTTTCTATTGTATTAATTGCGCCTTTTGCTTGTTTGGAACCTTTGACTGGATTAAATTTTAGGAAATTGTGGATAACTACCATATCAGACTCCTCTGAATAGGTTATTAATCCCCTATCTTCTAACCTATTAAGCCCCTCTGATACCCTATCGATAGGGTATCTCAAATCAGCTGCTGCATAATTAATATTAAGATAAAACCAGCCAACCATATTAGTATGAGGAGAAGTCAACAAGTAGAAAAATATTGTTCTAAATTGATCCTCTAACTCTCTAATTGTTTTATCTTGCCAAATAACTGAAAATACTTTTGAATACTTTCTCATAAGATACCACCAGTTTCTATCTTATTATTTTTAATGTTATTGCATTTCATACATAAAGTTTGAAGATTATCTATCTTGTCGCTTCCACCTTTAGACTCAGGCATTTTATGATCAATCTGCAATTCTTTACCGCTTTCAAAATCCCATATTGTTAATTCTCCTGTATAATTATCGGGTATAAGTTCTTCAGGTGGCCGCCATCCACATCTCTGACAAGTAAAATTATCTCTTTCATATATCTTTTTTCTTTTTTTAATGTTTTTCTTAATTCTGTAATCTATACCCATATGTTTCACCTGCTCCCAGCTACCTTGACCATCTTGCCTGTTATTCCCTGGATTTCTTTTTTAAAAAGCTCAGCATTTGAGTTTCTATCACTCAGATGAAGCAGCCAAATCTCTCTAACCTTTGATAGATCATTGGCCTTAAGAAAATCTTTAACATTCTTCAAACTGAAATGACTCTTAAGTAATCTATTCTTCTGGACCATTGGCACTCTACCAGCTGCTATATTTTCATCTAATATCTTTTTGCTGTAGTTACATTCAATCATGATGTAGTTAAGATTATTAAACTTATATTTTGTGTAAAAACTATCAGTGATATAAACCAACTTATCGCCTGTTTCTTTACTCCAGAGAAGATAATTAACAGGATCTGCAGCATCATGCTCTGCTTCAAATGATTTAATTATCCAGCTGCCAATCTTAAAAGGATCATAAACCTTATGAGTAATAATTCTGTGATTATCCTCAGTAAATTTTTCATCAAGCAAAGCTTTCTTAGTTCCCGGACTCATATGACAGTTAATTCCTGCCCTCATAACTTCATTTAAAGCTTTGCAGTGGTCTTTATGTTCGTGTGATATCAAACAACCTTCTATCTCTGATAGCTTAAATTCAAGCCCTTCCTGCAATTTTTTATATGATATTCCGCATTCCAAGAGTAAGGGTGTCTTATAATCAGACACCCTGTAAGTATTTCCTGAGCTCCCAGAAGCTAAGGATTTAATTTCTAGCATGATTAAAACCCTGGTCCATCTGTTCCTGTCATATCTAACTGCTGCTGTTCTGTTTTTGCTTCTTCTTTCTCTTCCTCAGTTTCAGGCTCAGCCCCTTCTTTGGGCTCTTCAATAACTTCTGGTTCTTCCTCTTCTGCTTCAATATCAATAGTTTGGCTGTTAGCATTCTCAGCTATCTCTCTATTAGCTTCAGCTTCAACACTTCCGGTCTCTTCTTTAATTATCGATTGGGCATTAACTTTTTCTGGGTCCAAATCAATTAAATCGACCACTCTTCTCACAATTGTCTTATATCTCATTTTTTCAGGCCATTCGTTCCAGATCATATTAGTTTTAGCTTTTTTCTTAGCTTTATTGAAATCATCTTCTGTTAAAACCAAAAGCTGATTCTTAGTAGGATCATCATATTCAATATATCCAAAACCGCCTATCACAGGGCCTCTATCAAAAGGATTTTCTATTTCAAATTCATAGCCTTCAACTTCTCTTTCAAAGTTAGATTTTAATATCTTAAAATGGTCATTTTTGTGGACAAGCTCACATGTTACTTTCTTAGGTGGGTCAATGGCATATTTTTGAGCGATATAAAGCAAGCCTTTAAATCCAGTCTGTAAATCTAAGTCATACTTTTTGTTCTTACCATTAAGATAGGGTATTACATGTATATGATTTTTCATTAAAGCATCAAGTCCTAAATTAACTTTATGAACCGCTTCAAGTGCTAAATCCTTAACATTTACATTATCCCAAGTGTAAGGAGTCTTGCCGGTGTTGTTTTTGCTAACTCTTCTTTCTTCAAATTCCTTCAGTGCCTGGTCCGCTTTCAAGAATAAATGCTGGGCCAACTTCTTCTGATGATCAGAGAAAACTATATCATTACCCATTTCCTGTCCGAACTGTCTTTCTACCTCACCAACAAATCTAACTGATACCGCTGTGTTTTTCTTCTTATCTTCACTCATTTAAATTGCCTCCTTCATGTTTTTTGATTCTTCTTCAACTCTCAATTTGTCATCTTCAGCGCTTACAACCAATTTAATGACCTGACTATCAATATCTAATATATTGCTTACACTCTCAGCGTTATCAATAAATACTGGAGCTCTAAATCCATAATGTTCAGCTAGTGTGTTAATGATATCCAGACCTACATTTATTTGAGCACCATTGTTAAGGCCAGAGCTGTAAGGAACTCCTTTATATAAAGTCTCGCATGTATCTTTAAGTCCTCCGTTAACCTGTTCTTCAAATAGTTTAAAATTAGCAAGTTCAAAGTGATCATTAATTTTACTTTCTACCAGGTCAACCTTTGCTCTGTCGAACTCTTCCATCAAGTAAATTTGGTGTTCAAACTCTTCATATTTCTGGGCCAGTTCTTTTTCCTGAGCTGACAGTTCTTCAATTCTTTCCTCAGCTTTCTCTTTCTGCTCAAATTTATTCAATTCGGCCTGTAATTCTTCAATTTCATTTTCAACCTCTTTGATATTTTCTTTAATCTCAGCTTTGGAATCTGCTTTATTTTCCTGCAGCTCCTGAATAGACTCCTCAACATTTTCTCTCTCCTTAAGCTTTTTCTTATACTGGAAACTATCCTGATAAGCTTCTGCTTTTTCCCTTAATTCTGACAGATCATCAAATAAATCATCTTTCACTTTCTTAAGTCCGGGCAGCTGCTCTTCCATTGATTGAATTTCATCTTCTAATTCAGCTACCTCAGACTTTAACTTTTCTATCTTCTGCTTCTTTTTAACGCCGGTCTGGTTAATATTCTCTAATCTCTCTGACTTATCAAGTTTAGCTTTCTTAACAGCGTTCTCTATTTCATCTTCTGGGAGCTTCTGTCCGCAGGTAGGGCATTTATCCTCTACATCAATTTCCTCTGAATTTACCTCATTCCAGCTCGCTCTGAGCTCGTTCATTTCCCCTTTAATAATCTCTATTCTTTCTTCTTTATCAGCTTTTTTAATTTTTTTATTAGTTATCTTTCTCTTAAGTTCTGAGAGTTGGTCCTTAATTTCCTCAACATCCTGTTTTGTTTCCTTGATCTTCTCATCATATTCTTCAGTGTGATCGTGTTTTATCTGCTGCAGCTCAGTATCCATCTCAGCCAGTCTTTTTCTCTTTTCCGCAATTTCACCTCCATTTTCGATACCAGATAACTTCTTATCCAGCTTTTTCTTAACATTTTTATGCTGCTGAATATTTTCCTTAATAGATTTCTTGTTATCCTCTGGCAGCTCCGGAATATTATTGTTAACCTCATCAATCCGGACTGGTATTTTTTCTAAGTCATCATTAATTTTTTTCATCTTAGATTTAATCATCTTACGGTGTTCTTTTAATGACCTGTCCTCTAAGGCCTCAGATAGCTTTTTAAGGCGGTCATCACTTTCAATGACTTCTGCATCGCTTACATCACCAAAAGCTTCAAATAGTATGTTTTTTCTGTCCTCCCAGTGTAATTGCTCATTGAAGTAAGCTGGATTTGTAAGAAGCTTAAATCTTTCTTCATCTATCAGTTCATTAATCTTTGCATCATACTCTGATTTTTTAACAGGGACATCATTGATATAGTAATCAGTAGTGTGGCCAGTAAACTTTTCTGTAGCTGATCCTCTCTTTTTGGTCCACTTTTCATAATAGATTTTTCTTAATTCCATTTTTTTGTCATTAATCTTAATTCCACCTGAAACTTCATGTTCTAAGTTATGAATAACTTCATTATTTTTATCAAGTGTTTTTATATCAAATTGAGAGTTTCCTTTGCTATCTTTATCAAAAAGCAACCAACAAAATGCATTGAAAATAGTTGTTTTGCCAGCTCCATTGTCACCATATATTTTTAAATCTTTGCCTTCAGGTTTTAATTCAAAATACTTAACACCTTGAAAATTCTTTAGTGTTAGCCAGTTTAGTTTTAATTCTTTCATCTTTAATCTCCTTTCTTTTTAACCATTCAGCGTAATTTTCTTCATGTAATTCTTCCTCTTTTTCATGCAGCCATACTAATGTATTGTGCATTATTCCCACCTCTCAAAGTTCTGTTTGTGGAAATTCTTTGGATAGTCTGGTATACTATACTTTGTAACATTTCCTTTATTGCGTTCAGCTGTGCCATCAGCTGGGCTTTTTGCATTTCCTCTGCTCTTAGACCATATTTTTCTACACTTTATAAAAAAACTCACTAACTGCTTTTTTGCCAGTTTATAAAGATGGGAAAATGCTTCTTTCGAGTCTTTAAATAATAAGGGTAAAACCTTTATTATCAACACTCCCCAAAGTATTCCTACTATAAATATCTGCCATTTGAATGCTTCGCTCATATCATCACTCCTCAATTATTTCTGTAATTTAAATCTGTTTCATTGTATAAATCGAAATATAAATTAGCTTCGTTATCTTCCTGGCATTCTAGAGGATCCTTTCCACAAGTTTCAGAATTTTTAATGCAATCCTTGCAATAAGTTAACTTTTTCTTACTGTTAGCTATCTTAGCCATCTTAATCATGCTCTCGATAAGTAACCACGGCTATAGTATTTATCAGTACAGCGCTTATTTCTCTTTTCCAAGTCGGCCCCTAAGTCTTCTGATGCTACATCCAACATGTCACAAGCATGATTTGCATCCTCTATCTCATCAAGCATATGCTCAAATTTTTCTTGCTGATTTTCTGTCATTTCACTTTTAGAATTTACATTATGTGCAAAAGCTAAAACATCTTTGATACTCGTTATCGCCTCTTCAAATTCCTCGATAGCTTTGACTGCCGAGCGATAAAATTCAATTTGAGCTTTGTCAAAAACTATATTTGCTGATGTCGTACCGTAAACCTTAATTCTTAAAATAGGATTCTGCAAATAGGAAACAAGCTTCCTTTTGATATGATCAGGTATATTCAAATGTCCATTCATGTACTTAGAAAGAGTTGTTCTGTCAATATCAAGATACCTGGCAACTTGAGCCTGAGTTAATCCTTTCTTCTTCATTCCTTCTCTGATAGCGTCTCCTAAAGTCCTCGATTGTCTCATAATATTTACCTCCTTTTAGTTTTATTGGCACCTTTGAATATTAATTGTGAACAATATTCAGATTATAATTTACTTAAGATAACTCCTTTAAGATAAAATCTTCTCTTTCTATTTGATTATTTTTTATTTCTTTCACTTCCATATTATCCATCGCCTCTTCTATCATCCACTCTTTTAATAATGATTTAGAAAAAATAAGCCTATTTCCCAAATAAACATGAGGCAGCTGCTCCTGGTGTCTAGCTATTGAAGATTTACTAACCCCTAAATAATCCGCAACCTCTTCAAGTTTCAAACCTTCCTTATCTTTAAACTTACTTTCCATTTCCGGTGAAGGTTGCCCAACTGTAGCCGGAAGCTTATCCACCTTCTCTTTGAGCTCTTCTAAATCTTTTGCTATCTTTTCTAGCATACCCATTCCCATTTAAATCACCTCCTGAAAAAGCTCTTCTGGTCCCTCTTTTTGTAACTGCCAACTTATATCAGCTTGAAGCAATATCATTCCGTTTGAATAGTTTGCACTCTTAACACTATCTAAAGAACATATTTTAGTGTTTTCTCCATCTGCTTTCGAGTATTTGACTTCCTCATCAACTAGATCAACAAAGTAAATGCCTCTCGCTTCCTGGTTAAACTCTTTGAACATGTCGATTAAGATGTTTTTCATTTAGTTTCCTCCTCTCCAACTTCTATAAAATCATTTATGTCAAATTTAGAATCTGATAGATTTAAAATTTTACCTTTTTCGCCTGAAACTAAATTAGTGATGTCAGAAATCTTCTCTAAAAATAGTTTATTTTCTAATCTAAGTAATCCGATTTGCTCTTTTCTATTATAGATATAGGCTCTATTAAATCCGTCGCAATCTTTCATTTTGTCAAACTCTATCCTGGTAACATTCTTAAACTCAAAATTGTCAAGCTGCAAAATATCGTTATCTTTTAATTGGACAATAATTTTATCGTTTGCGCCAACTGCTTGGATTTCATCTGTAGTTATTTCAAGATCTAAAATATCCATTTATTTACCTCCTTAATTTAATAAATTATCTTCTTTTTCTAATCTTTTATCTTCGATTTTAAAAATTTTATCAAGTTTTTTGTTAGCAACCTTATTTACTATTTTGTCAACTATTCTCTCTAAATCATCAATAGTAGCATTCTCTGGAAAACTATAATTGCTTACTGTTTTATAAGAAGAGTTAATGCTTTCATGATAAAAACTTCTTAACTTCTTTTGATAATGCATTTTCAAAGCTATTCTATTAGCAGCTGGGCTAACAAATCCATTTTCAATAGTTTTTATCGATTCTTCTGTTTTGAAATCGTATATTTTGTGTTTCATAATTCTAATACAATCATCAACATAATTCTTATTTGAAAAAAGTTTTTTAAATTCAATTCTCTTTTTATTATTAGATGAATATTTATCAAATATATATTCTTTGAATTTATTAAAAGATTTCTCAAGTGAAACAAAAAGCAAATTAGATAATTTCTCTTTATGCTCCATATTCTTAATCCACAAATTCAATTGATAAGAAATGCTTCTGGAATTTTCCTTTCCTATTTTTGACCGGCAAGTGTCTTTATAATTAAGTTCTAAAACATGTAAATTTCTTTCCTCTAATTCCATTTCCCTCTGTAGCAAATTCATTTCTTTTCTTTGCTTTTGAATTACCTCGAAAGCATTAGACATTTATAACATCTCCTTCATATTCATATTTAGATTTTTGAGTAGCAATATACTCATACAATTTCTCCGCTATTTCATTTAATGAATCTGCATTTAATCCAATTATGTTTAGATCTTCAGAATCTAATTCAACATCTCTTTTTAACAACATCTCTATTTCAGCTTTTTTCTCCTTGAACTTTCTGATCGGACCGCAAATGCCCTGGACTATTTTAGCCTTCTGTGCTACTAAATTATTTCTGTCTTCTAGTTCTCTTATAAATTCGCTTTGTTCGTCTATTTCATTTTCCAGCTGTCTCTTTTTCTTTTGATAATTTTTTATTTCCTCTTTTTGATCTTCTAGTTCGCCTACTTGCTCTTTTAGTTTTCTCAAATCTTCCAATTCTCTTTTTATTTCCTCAGGTACAACCTCAACTTCTTCAACTCTTTCAATTACCTCTGGTTCTTTATTTTCAAATTCCTTTAACTTTTCATATGCTGCTTTTTTTCTTTCTTTCTCTTGATCTCTTTCTTTGATTAGTTCATCTCTAATCTCTTCAAGAAATTCATTTGATTCTTTAAGCTGTTCTTTCTCTTTTTTTAGTTTTTGATAAGCTCCATGAATACTGATTTGCTCTTCATCAAGTTGTTTAATAGTTTCTTCGTCTGCGTTTTCAGAAATAAACTTCTCTTTATAGTACTGTCGCCTGCTTCCGATACCAATTTCTTTAGCGGCTTCTTTTTCAGCTTGGTGCAAATTTGCACCAGTTGACTTTTTTAATTCAATTAATTTCTGCATATATTCCTGTCTTTCAGATAAACTAAAATCCTTTCTGTTTTCATTTTCTGCAATCTCAATTCTTAAAGCCTGCTCAGCATCTGCGACAGAAATCAAATTAACTTTTACTTTTTCTTTGCCTAAACTTTTGCAAGCTCTCAATCTTCTTTCCCCAGCTATTAATCTATACCTATTATTAAGCTCAACAACTGTGATCGGATTGATAAGCCCGTTCTTTTGAATGTCTGCAGCAAGCTCATTTATATCTCCATAATCTTTTCTAATTCGATCTTTAACCTTAATTTCATCAACATTAACTTTCATTGCAGCTCTCCTTCCTATGCAGTATGGTTATTTTTTCTGCCAGCTGGCAAATCATTAGTAAAAAAAATATCTTCAAACTCAAAACCTGTATTTGTGAGTACTTTTGCAACAAATTTAGGACCAACATTCCGCTGACCTCTTAAAACTCGGTAAACAGTAGTATAATCTAAATCTAACAAAATAGCTAAATCTTGTTCTGATAATTCATTATCTTTCATATATTTTTCTAAAACTTCTTTTTTTAAGTGTATTCTAGCCATTAAATTTACCCCCTTTCTGACTGCTGGCAATTATAATTATAAATTAGATTCTGCCAGTTGTCAAGTATTTTTTAATTTATTTTGCCAGCGGGTAATATTTATTTATTGACAGTAGGCAATAGTTATTATAAAATTGTGCTAGGAGGCAATGAAATGACAAGTGCCATAGGTGATTTAATTAAAAAATTAAGAAAAAATAATAATATGACTTTATCATATTTAGAGCAAAAATCTGGAGTAAGCAATTCTCATATTTCTAGAATAGAAAGAGGATTAAGAGAACCATCTCCAGAAACTTTAAAAAAATTAGCTAAACCTTTGGGAGTATCTTATAAAAAATTATTAAAGGTTGCTGGTTATCTTGATGATGATGAACCTAATAACAAAATTAAAAAAGCTATTTCTAATGATCCGGAACTCCAGGATGTATGGGAACAAATTTCAAAGCGGGAGGATCTACAGCTGCTGTTTAAGCAGACTAAAGATTTAGATGAAGCATCTATCAAACAAGTTATAAGGATTATTAAAGCTATTGAGGATGAAGAACAGGCTAATCAATGATAAAATCATATAAAGGAGAGTGATGTGCATGATAGAAAGAAAAAAGCGTACAGCTCTCCAGCGAACATACATAAATTATCAAGAGTGGGCCAGAGATAATAATATATACCAAACAATCATACCATTAAACCCAGTAATATACGGCTTTGTTTACCTCTCTTCTACGCATAAATATTTTATTATAATTAATAAAAACCTCACTCTAGAACTTCAAAAGGAGGTGTTTATGCACGAAGTAGAGCACATTATGTATGATATGCCGGAGATAGGATATTTTATTGGTGTAGACATGCAGTATAGCAAAATGGAAAAGCAGGCTGATGAATTTATTAAAGAAACAGCTGCTAATTTTTTTAAATAATATGCGAACAAAAGTTTGTTAAATGTGAATATAAATAACTACGAGGGGGGTTATTGTGAAAATAATTGGCACTATTTT